GCGGTTCAGGTAAGTCCTACAGCATGCACAACTTAGACCCAAATCTATGTGGTGTTATTAACGTCATGGGTAAGCCGCTACCCTTCCGCGCTGGCAAAGACTTTAGAAAATTAAACACTGATAACGCTTATGAGATTAATGATCGTCTGCCTACTTTCAAAGCACCAATCGTGATCATTGATGACTTTCAGTATGTGATGGCAAACGAGTTTATGCGCGGTGTGACAGATGAAGGTGGTGGCAACTCAGTGTTTCAGCGCTTTAACCGTATTGGCCAAAACGCTTGGAATATTCTGAACACAGCGATTAACAACACTGACCCCAATCAACGCATTTACATTTTATCGCACATCGAAGAGGTCGAAGGTAAAACCAAGATTAAAACGATGGGCAAGATGCTTGATGAAAAGATTGTACTTGAAGGCATGGTGACTATCGTACTACAAACAGCTATCCGCAATGGTGAACATCACTTCATGACTAAGAATGACGGCACCACTACTGTTAAGACGCCACATGAAATGTTCAACAGTGAATTAATACCAAACGATTTAAACGCTGTAGATGATGCAATTTGCGACTTCTACGGTATTGCTAAAAACCCTAATCAACAGGCACAAATAGCCTAATTTTATTTAAAGGACCTACTTATGAACTTCCCAACTATCCAACTAAACGAAACCGCCGCACTTAAAGCCAATACTGGTGGCGGCGCTTTCTTTGACGGCAATAGCGAACAGTTAGTAAAAATTGGTCGCGCTGAATTTGTGGTATCACCCAACACTGGAACAACTGGCATGGCATTCGATGTGTTCAACAAAGACGGTCAGAAAGGCTACTTCACTCTATGGTTCTTGAAAACCAATGGCGAATACATCGATGGTTTTTATAACCAACTGCAAAGCATCATGGCTGTCACTGGTGTCACTACGCTTACGCCGACACAGGCAAGTATTGATAAATGGGATACCAATGCTGGCAGAAACGTACCAACTCAGATGACAGTGGCCAATGAGCTGATGGGTAAGTACTTTACTGGCCTATTTATTAATGAGTTTGAGATTTACAACGGTGAAAAGAAAACTAAGACGCAACTTTTTGCAGCTTTTAACCAAAAGCGTCAGTCGCTTCAAGAGCAAAAAGACCAAGCTGCACCTCAACAAATTGAAGTACAAAAAGAACGCATGATGATCTACTCAACTAACTCTGAGAAGAAAGTCGATGACGAACTGAAAAATAAAGGTGGCAATGGTGGTTACAACAATCAAATGGGCCAGCCCCCACATGGCACTAGCTATCAGCGTACTTCAGCACCGGCACAGAATAAAAGCTATCAAAATAATTCTAGCCCAGCGCATCAGTCTAGTATGCCGCCTGGTCCAGTAGATGATGATATTCCGTTTGCCCCATTTTACGACGGTCAGTTTTAATTTTTAAATAAACCATCAATCGTTTGAACAAACCTGTATCAGCTAGTTGGTGAGGTGATGGCTCATAAAATGCGTGTCCGAGTACGGGCGCACCAAGGCGACGACGCAGGGGTAGCTTGAGAGGATAGCTACTTGTTCAAACACCTAATATTAAGGAGTAACCATGAAAAGCTCTTTTGAAAAACAAATGACGATGCCAGGCGGTGTTGTTTATGAGTGCCAAATCACCAAAGGGTATTTTAGCAACATAGGTAATGAGCATGAAAAATCGTGCTGGCTAACTCGCAAGATTAGTAAATACCAAATTGAGAGAGTAGCTATTCATTTGGGTAGTCGTTATCTCTTTCTAAGTGTCTATATTAATGGCGAATGCGCAGTGGGCATAGTACAGATTACAAGTGAACAATTACTAACGCTCATCGGCAGCCGCTTATCAATTGAAGAAACTTTTGAGTATTGCCGTAAGACGTTCTGCTCTGACCTATCGGCTGTGAGTACTAAGCCAAAAAATAAACCAGCAATCGAAGATCAACCTGATTTGTTTGAAGTAGCGTGAGGATTTAACAATGGCCAAACCTAAAAACCGCGACCGTCGCAAGAAGCAAGTACAGCGCAAGCGCAACCAAGCCGTACAACAAAAGATTGACGACGGCGAATTTGTAAAATCCTTTACTGGTTATATGCAAATCTCGTTCAAGCACGAAACGGACGATGAAACGATACGTAAAAACGTCATACGCTGCGATGACTGGTTAAAGAACAGCTATCAGATATTTAAGCACCCACGACGCTACTTGGTTGGCGTCAAGCTCTTTAAGTTTGATAAATCGATAAAGCCTGCTGAATTGGAATGGGCAACTGAAACAGAAATAGCAAAAGAAAACATCGTTGACCTGGCGGCAAGAATGGCAGATGAAATGGCAAACGGCCATGACGATGTTGATTTTGATAACTCTTATATAAGAATTTATGCGTGAGGATTGATTATGGAAACCAAACAAGCTTTACCAGCTTACTACATGAGCATGAATGACGGCGAGGTTTTGAACGAAGGCCCATATAGAAGCCGTGCAGAAGCGGCATTAGATGCGCCTGAAATACGCCAACAGTATTTTGAGGACCACGATGAAATGCCATCATCCTTTACTGTTTGCAAAATTATCTCTTCGGTTGAAAACGCTATCAATGAAACAACCAACTTACCATCTCATTTGTTCGACTATATTGAAGAATGGATTAATGACAATGTTGTTGGTGGTACAGAAGATGGTGTTATTGATTTGAATGGTAGTGCGCTCGATGTGCTGAAAGCAGCACTGAA